GCCTTAGGTGGTAGAGCAGCTGCTATGGCAATACCTGGTTTAAACCTTTTAGCTACGGCATCTCTTGTATACGATCTTGGTAAGCTTGGTGGAACTTTAGTTAAAAGTGGCGTTAATCTAGCAAAAGATGCTGTAAAATCTATGAAAGGCTCTATTGATAAACCAATGTTTGGAATGGGCTACAAGGACAACGAAGTAGCAGCTACTTCAAGAGCTAGAGGTGTTATGGCAATTCAAAACTCAAGATTAAACGCAAGAAGCATGCTTGGGTCAGAAGGCTCTATGATGGCAGCACATTTTGGGTAATTATGAGCATATTAAATACCGCTAAAGATTTTAGAAAAAAAATAGAACAACTTCCTAGAGAAGATATTCTTGAAATTCTGCGCATGCAAGACCCTGAGACTATTAAACAAATTAATAGAATTGAATGGGTTTTTGAAAATAAACTTCAACATTTAAGTTGGAAGGATGGAACACCAGTTAGTTCTAGGCCATTGACAAACTATGAACTTTCTCTTTTGGTAGATGAACCATTTGAGCTTAGTAAAGAACTACTTTCAATGGGAATTACTGGAGAACAACAAAGGCAAGTTCATTTAGCTAAAGATCCTTGTGTTTGGGGTAAGAACTTTCTGGGAGCAGAAACAAGAGTTTATCAAACTTTGATATTAAGAGATCCAGCACTTAGAAAAGTACTTAGAGCTGGTCGTCGTCTTGGTAAAACTTTTAGTATGGCTTTATATTTACTGCACTATAGCTATACGCATAAAGATGGTAGATGTTTAGTTATTGCGCCTATGAAAACTCAAGTAGAATTAATTTACCAAGAGATTTTAAGACTTGCTTCAAAAAATGAGATAGTTTCTAATTCAATAACAAGAAAAGTTACATCACCTCAATTTATGATTCAATTTTCTAATGGATCAACAATCAGATTCTTTACATCTGGCATGAGATCAGGTGGAAAATCAGACGTAGCTAGAGGTCAGGAAGCACATGTTATTGTTCTTGACGAAATGGACTACATGCATGCGGACGACCTTGACGCTTTGTATGCAATGCTCCAGAAGACCGCTGAGGATCAACCAGACAAAGTGCTTATCGGAGCTTCTACTCCAACTGGTAGAAGAGAGAGATTTTGGGAGTGGTGTACTTCTAATTCAAGATTTAAAGAGTTTTGGTTTCCGTCTTATTGCAACCCATTCTTTAGTAAAGATCAGGAAGAAGAGTTTAGGGAAGAATATTCAGAGTCTGGATATCGTCATGAAATTGAAGCAGACTGGGGCGAAGATGCAGAAGGCGTTTATCCAAGAAAATTTGTAGACAAAGCTTTTATGGAACCAGGTTGGAAATATGAATCTGAAATAACATCAGCTAGAAATTTTTATACTATCGGTGTTGACTGGGATAAGTACGGAGCTGGTACAAATATAATAGTCTTAGAAATGTGCAACGAAAACTATGAAGATCAAAGATTGGCTGGAAAAGCACGAGTTTGTTACAGGGAAGAAATTCCAAAATCTGAATTCACTTTGACAAAAGGTGTTAATAGAATAGTTGAACTCAATGATATTTTTCAGCCAAAACACATTTATGTTGACAGAGGTTTTGGAGAAGTTCAGGTAGAACTACTCCATAAATACGGCGTTGAAAATCCTTCCTCAAAACTTAGAGAAAGAGTAAGGGGCGTAAGTTTTGGTGAAACAATAGAGGTTAGAGACCCCTATACAAAACTTCCGATAAAAAAAGAAATAAAACCATATATGGTCGATAACCTTAGGCAGTATTTAGAAAAGGAAGCAATAGCTTTTTCTGGTTTAGATGAAGAATTGTATATACAGTTAATTTCTTACGTTGTGGTAAAAACCACTTCTACTGGCAGGCCTGTTTTTGAAGCCGGCGGATCAGCCGTTGATCACGCACACGATGCGCTAATACTAGCTTTGTTAGCTGTGACGGAAAACTATGGGGCACTTCATAAAATGAACTTTGCTGCCAAAGCTGGAACTTTCTCTAATACATTTTTCATGCCAAAGAAGATAGATGAAGATGATGGCGAAGAAAAGTCAGCAGTTATTAACAGAGACACCCTTAAATCTACAAGCGCTTCAACAGGTAGGCGAAAAATAAGAAGATCAACTATAAGTAAATCTGTAACAAGAAAGATGTTCTAAAATGAGTATTAACAGCACAGAACAATATCAGGCAGCTAGTTCGAGAATTTTTAATGATTATTCAGTTTCAGAAGGTTCAAGCAACTCTCTTAAGGAAGAAAATCAAATAAGAAGAACTAAAGAGGGGTCTAATGACTTAAATGATTATTCATCTTACTCTTTTAAAAAGCCATATAAAATTCCTTTAAACGTCGTTAGATCAAAAGTTTCAAAGTTGAATATAGAAATGCAAGAACTTCTTGTTACCGTTGAATCACTCTTAGACAGGGTTTACATTAATCCATTCTTAGATCACGATATAGAAGAGTGTCATTATAATTTGTGGGACGAGGTTAAAAAAAATAATAAACAACTATTTGAACATAATCAAGATGAAGGGATGGTATACGCAGGAGGTTCTCCATTGTTTGATGAAACAACGGGAGAATATATAGAGCAAGAATCTTTTAAGAATCCAGAATATATATCATTTAGACAGTACCTGTATGCAGAACAACACGCATGTAGGGGTTGTAGAAAATTTGTAAAAGAATATGACAGATTAATATCACATTCTGTTTTTGTTCATTTATTTGACTTTAGATACTATGTAAAACTTTTGCTACACGAGGCATCGTGTATAAAAGAATCTTTATTATACGATTTTGGAGATGATTATGAAGACGAATCACAACACCAAGCTGCAGCATTCTATTTTTCATGGGCAAAGATGGCAGAAAACCATTCGAGGCTCGTTACCGAAGAACTCAGTAGGCAGGCAGACTCAATCCCAACTTCCGAAGTGGATAATATCTCAAAAAAACAAGCAGCACAGTTCCAAGCGTTTTTTTCGATTCGAGTAGCTTCTTATACTGAAGCAGTTGATAATTTATTATTTTCTCTTAAAAAAGACTTAGAAGATACATGCGATGTTTTCTATAAAAGATTCGTTGCACCTTCTTTAAGGTTTAAAACTAAAGTAGCAGCACCTTTGGAACTTGACTTATTAACAACTTCCCTAGGAACACAAGCTCCGATGTTGTCAGAGGAAGTTATTACTGCGGTTAATGCATTTAAAGGCAACTTTGGATCGGTACTTACTGACATGGTTCAAAGAAGAAATAATATACAAGCAAAATTTGACAAGCTGTTAAGCTTTAATATTCAAAGAAAAAAATACATATCTTATATAGATAGTTTAGCCGTAAAAGCTAGTTCTAGACCAAAAATAGTTTTATCAAATGTTGACGATGTAACATCTAATCTTTTTGACAGTATTTTTATAGATAAAAGCAAAAGAGAAAGCTTAAAGTCATCTCATGATAATTTAGATGATTTAGAAAAAGATTCTCATCCTCAATACTTATTAAGATCTGGCGGAAATCTGTTTGGCGACATTTCTGTTGCCGAGGGTGTTACTATTGATGGTGTTGACTTAGATCAACACGCTCACACCGGTTCTGACGGAACAGTGAGAATTAAGTCAACTGATATTGACTATGAATCAGTTAGAGCTGAAACAGTTCTTTTGGAATCTGAAAACGGAAATACATTACAGGTATCAATAGATTCTTATCTTGAGTCCATCAGACAAGGCGGTCTTCCAACTGTTGATGCTGTAGTATTGATATCTATTCCAGATGAAGTTTCTGATAAATATGAATTTGAAATAATGTACGTGGAGAATCAGTAAAAATGACGTGGTTTAAACCTATAAAAGACTCAATTATAATATCAGCAGGTACAGAAGAGTCTGATTTAACTTCTTCTTATTTTATAAATATACCTGTAAGAAGAAAGATATATTTAGACGATCTTCCTAATGATATAGAGCAGGGAGAGCAAGTTTATGTTAATTTAGATGATAAGTTTGTAAATAAATATATCAACTCTTCCTTACAAGAGGTAACCGATAACTATTCGTACTTAGTTGTGTACGAGGACACCGCAGATACCAGTTTATTTTTACCGATTAAAAGTAGAGCAATCGACAATGTTTTGTACTTCAATGCTGTAGAAAAAATTAACAAAGAAACTTCTTATACAAAGTATTACAGTGTATATTATGGGGCAACAAATATAAAA